ATACCTTCTTTACTTACTCCATCTCCATTATCACTAAGTGACGTAAGAAGAGCAACAACCAGTTCTTGATAAGGATTATTACTTTCAAGAATTGGTCGTTGAGTAGGTACTGTATACCTAATTAAATAAAGATCATAAGTACCTGACGAACTAACTTCGCTAGCGGCAGAAAACATAAGATCTTCATCAATTCTATGAATAGCATCGCCCTGTTCAACTCTGTTAATACGCTCATATTCAATAAGCTGAGCAGCAGTACCAGTACCAGTAACATGAGCAGTAGTTGTAGTAATAGTAGCACCCTTAAATATACCAATCGGAGAAACTTGGAAGTTTTTACCAGCAGTAATTCGAGTAAGAACTATGTCTGTACCAGATGTAGCATTTACAATGCGAATAGAATCGGCACTTACAAGAGCAATAAGTGCAGCAACAATAGTTGCTTCAGTATCACCTTGTGTAACAGTATACACATATGATCTGTTTCTTGTAAGTTCGTGAGCACCTTTAGTTGTATCAGTTACAATAAATCCTGCAACTTGACCAACTTCAAGATTAGAAAGAGTTACTGCAATATTCATTACCTTAGCAACAGGTGCTACATATGCCTGAGCAGTACAAGTAGCAAGAGCCTTAGTAATTATAGGACTTCTTTTAAGTCCATTAGCAGTCATAGTTACAAACATGAATTTTGCAGGAGTATCACCTTCCGAAGATGCTGCAATACTAACTACATGATTGTAAGTGCTAGATGTAGGATCCATATCTATAATAGCATATGCCCCTACAGCAAGAGAAGCGAGGTCATCAAGATCACTAGTGCTAGGAGTAAGACCTGAAGCATAAGTATCATGACTAACTACCATCAGTTGTTTCATAATACGTTAAATTTTAAATTGTTAATTACTATTTGTTATTTGTTGATAACGAACCTTGAATTCTTTAACCTTCGCTATCCTATCTACACTCTCGCTATTGAAAAATGCAACAGCTTCGTCTATTGTATTTCCTATAACAGTACTAGCATCATTAGCATCAACAATTATAGAACTATTTGTAAGTCTTTTTAAGATGCCATGAATACAATATCTTTCAATACGTGCTTTAGTACTACTAGTTTTATCATTAACAAGAGCAAGAAATTCTTTTGGATTTGAATCTGCAAACGTTTTAAGTTTATAATCTGCATCAACATCGTCTAGTTTTGAAGCATCGTGCCCTTTAAGATAGAGAATGTTTTTAACAATACTTCTATCTGCAAGAATCTCAAGATATTTCTTAGTAGCTTCAATACTAAGAGTATGTTGAGAACGTTTATTATCTTCAACCTCTTTGGGGTCAATAAGGACAAATCTGATTTTAGTAGATTTATCAATACTATTCAAAACAGGTTCTTTAGCAACTTCTCTATGACCTAAACAAAAAATCCAAGTGAGATACTGTTCAATATTAATTGGACTTGCATATTTGTATTTATCAAATTCATTAATGCTTTTATTAACATATGCCATAAATGCACCATCTGAATCAATACTAACTTTATTCTTTTCAGCAAGAGCAACTAAATCTTTAATATTCTTTTCACGTGTACGATCATTAAGATCATAATTAAAACCAATCTCTAACTCTTTTCCTCCAACAGGAACAAGAAGCCCAAAACTATGCCAATAATTAGATACTCTTTTGTACCAATTAGGATCATCGGGACTAGTAGTAATAACCACAGGCATTAACGTTTTGAGCATCTGTTCGTGTTGCATTAGAATTCTATTCACAGCACCATGTACAGAACCAAGTCTGCTTTCAAGTGCTCCAAATATATCACCATTAATAAGTCTAAAGACTTCAGGATTGGTTTTATTTATTAGATTTACAATTCGACTTTGAGAAACCATAGCAGTTTATTTATAAGTTAAGTTCTTTTATATATTATAGCCTAAAACATTCTCAATTAAAGCGACATTTCAAGCCAAAATGATGTCGTAGCGTTCATAAAGTTAATACCCCTAGAAGTCATTACTTCATAAGAAGCCTTATCTTTAGTGGTTGAAAGTTTAGAATCCCTTCCAGCAACAGCTTTCCAAGCATCAGGAAGTGGAGTCATACCTACATAAACACCTGCAATCTCTTCCCTACCTTTTTCTGCAACAAGTTGAACGTTTCTTTCACCACCATTGGTCATACTATGATCAATGAAAACAAGGTTATAAGAAAATACAGGATAACCATTATACATTCTTCCGTTTTCCCTATCCTGTTGTGCAAGAGCACCATGATCAAACATTTTGCAAGGACGTACAGTTATAACCCTACCATCAATAAGTTTGTACTTATTAAAGTAAGCACCAAACTGCAAATAATTCTCACCAGTAATAACTTTATCACCATAAGCAAGAACATATTCAGCAGCTTCACCCATAAGCATATTATGGAACATTTCTGCACCACCACGACCAGTATAAAGAACAATCTCCATAGGAGTATCATCTACCCTATTATCAAAGACTGCTCTAGCCGTCATATCAAATTTTGCTTTGGTAAGAACTGAATAAGTATCATAATTACCAGCAGTCCTAATTATCTGTTTTACACCAGCTCCCTTAGGGATAGGTAAACCAGTTTCAGGATCAATAGTTGTTATAATACCAGCAGTAGTTCTGTTATATTCTGAAAACCAAAGATCAGTCTCATCGAGCATCCTTCTTTCAGTTTCCCATTGTTTTAGTTCAACAGGAATCCACATATTAGTTTTTCCACCACCCTCAATATCAAATTCAATATTGACAACTTTATTGGTGATATTACCACTAATAACTTTAGAATACCTCTGCCAACCAAATTGATTGGTAAGTTTACCAGGAGTCATCCTGTTAGAAGTCGTTCCATCAGACAACTGACCAGCAACAGAAGTAGGACCCATTGCCCAAGCTTGACCAGCAGAAAAATTCGTAAGAGGAACATAAGCTGTAAGATCAGATGTAATAAGTACAACAGTTACCTGCCAACGTTTTTCACTAATCTTTCTAGGTTCACTCTGAAAACGTACCTGATAAAGTTGATCAGGAGTATAAGCAGAGTACTGATAATGGATCCAGTTGTCTTCAAAGATAACATCAAATGGAGTACAACCAAGACCAGGAGTGGTAAGACCACTGTCAGCAAGTGCTACTACTTTAGTAGTCCACTTAGTTCTTCCCATAACAGGCCAAACATACTGAGTATCATTAAGCGCAACTGGCTTAATAGATTTAAAAGCATTTTGCCCCTGTGTAGTGGTAAGAAGAGGAAACATATCACTATCTTTACCCCAAAGATAAGTGAGATTCTTACTCAGAGCTACCTGATCAATAAGACCATTTTTATACAGCAAATTCTCATCGAGATGGGTATTGCTGTCGTACTCTGTTGCATACAATTCTCTCATAAAGCAATAATTAATTATTTAATTGGTAAAACAATTTTTCCACCTTGTGCATTAGCACCACTTCCACCACCTACTTTTGATTTTAGTTTAATGACCTTTTTAACAACATTAGAAGAGGCATTTGCAGCAATCAGTTGTGAATCATCATACTTACTAAATCTTCTAAAAGCATCAAAAAGATCGTGTTGAGGAGTACGTTCTATATTTTCAAGGTATTCATCATAATCATGTTGTGTCATTGTGTAAAGTTTACCATCAATATTAAAATTACGAGGTTTCTTTACATAATCTTCAAAATCTTTAAGTGACTTTGTAACAATCTTTCCATCAGCTTCTTTAACCCGAATAACTTCAGGAAGTATAAACTTTTTATCTTTAATAATAACTTCTTTACTTTTTAAAGTAGAATCAATGTTATTCCAATATTCATCAATTTCTCTTTCTTCTTGTAATTGAGCATCTTTAATTGCTTGTGCCCTACTAACCTGATGTTCAGTTTGAGTAGTCTTAAGATAATTCAAAGCATGTTCAGCATGAAGTTTAAGTTTTTTATCTTCTTTAAGATATTTAACTAGATCATTAATTTCACTAGGGCTTACACCTCTAGCAATTTGAGCTTTAGTATAAATATCTATTTGTTGATTTTCATCATCAGAAAGAACTACACTATTATAGTCTACTTCTTCATTAAAACCTTTTAAAGAACCAGTCAATGTAAGATGTTCAATAACATCCTTTAATACTGGAAATTGACTAAGTAGTGTTTCCTGAAATTCATTTGCACCAAGTTCTCTACCATTTTTATGAACATCTAACACATATTGTGTAATTCCTGGAAGAGTATTTTCATATTCAATTGGTTTGTTATCAGGAGTAACAATTACTAAATTGGTAGCTTTTTGAATATTTCCAACATAATCATCATCATCCAAAACAGGAGCAGATGGTGAAGTATTTGTAAGTATTAGTTCAGCTAATTCTTTTTTAGTTTTTATAACTTTACCGTCCTTAACAATATTACCATCTTTATCTAACGTATGATTTTCGCCATCTAATTCAATCACTGCGCCTTCAATAAGCTGAGCATTGATATCATTTAGTTGTTTTTCTTTTGTAGGATCTGGTGTAGGAGATTTCGGATCAGGATTTACAGGAGGAATAGAGGTAGTTTTAAGTTTTTCTAATTCGTCTTTAGTTTTAAGAATTTTCCCATCATCTCCAATGGCATCGCCATTAGTATTAACATTAAATTTCTGATCACCAAGCACCAACTCTGTTAATTGAGGTGTAGGATCAGGAGTAAAAGCGGGAGAAGGATCTCCTCCAATAGGTAAATGTAATTTTTTCATAATTTCGATAATTTCAGTTAGTATCTGTTATTGATATAAAAGTATTATTAGTAAGAGAGGTATTAGTACTACCATTTCTATTAGTCGCCTATATAGGGCAAATGCTTAATTACTTTTGCTTATTTTGTTTATTTTGGGATTGCTTTAATTTTTTATTAGCCAAACGTTCAGTAGAACTAATTTGTTTTTCTCTAAGCAGATTCTTAGTATTTGAATCATCTCGTTTGAAGTTTAATTCTTGCTGACGAATTGCATTATCATTTGTATCATTTATATTTAAATCAGGTTCTACACTAGAATCAGTTGCACGAATTTCAGCTGCACGAATTGTTGCTTCAGCATTTTTATCAGCAACATAACGAGTTGTTTCATTAATAGATTCTTGTACAGCAGTTTGTTGATCAGAAACATATTTTTGAACATTGTTTTTCTGATCTTCCATCGCTTGTTCAAATTGTTTATTTGCTTTACTAATTTCTTTAAGTGCTTGTCTAAGTTCAGGTACACTATCCAAATCTACAGCAGCTATTGCATAATCAGTATCACCGTTTTGACTAGCGTTAAATGCTATATCACGGAACATTTTAATCTTTTCTTCGTTGATCTTAGCATTTTCAACAACAACACCATAGTCAGATTCACGATGTTCTTGAATATTTGCATTTACATAAATATGTTTTCCGTCTTTCTTGTTAAAATATCCACTACGAATATCATCTTGATATGCAATTT